AGGAAAGAAGGTGGTACACGAGTTTTCTCTTGTGCTAGTTTAGAAAATATTATTGCTATGAAGAAATATTTTGGTAAGTTTCAATGGGCTTACTCTCACAATCGTCCAAAGAGTGAGTGTAGTGTAGGTATTAATGCAGATTCGAGAGAATGGACAACTCTCTACCAGTATCTTAATGAGATACCGGAAGGTAACTATGTTACCGGTGATTACAAGAATTTCGGTGGTCGCCTTGATTTCGAAAGTATTTCTAACGCTTTCGATATAATCTGCATGTGGTACGATAAGTACTACCCTGACGAAGATCCGTCAGATAAGAAAGTTAGAAAATTGCTCTGTGAAGAGTTATTAAATGCTACGCATCAGGCAGTCAATTTGCAGTATAAACGTTTTTGTGGTATTCCGTCAGGTTTTGCTTTGACTGTTGAGATTAATTCACTTGTGAATTGTCTCTATATGCGTATGGCGTGGTTGTCTATTGGTTATACAATGGAGAACTTTAACGTCCATGCTCGTTTAATTACCTACGGAGATGACTTAGTTATGAAAGTCGCCTCTAAGTTTCCTGACTTTAATTTTACCACGATTAAACAATTTTTATCTAATCATAACATTGAATTTACCCCCGCATCTAAGGATGCTAATTGTGTTCAGCCATATACTCCCTCCGACGAAGTTACGTTCCTTAAGCGTGATTTTATTCGTCATCCTAGTAGACCTGATGTCATTCTAGGTAGGTTACCTCTTGCTTCTGCTCTATCTCAAATTAATTACTGTAGAGAGGTTTCCAATGCTAATAAAGAAGAGCTTTTGTATGCATCTTGCAGACAAACACTCAATTTATTGCATGCTCACGGCCCAACAGTCTATGAGAAGTATCGTAAGATCTTCATGGACTGGTGGAGCAATTATAATGGTGAACACTTCCGTCACAAAACGTGGCAAGAGCTTGACTATGAGCTCTTTAATGAGTAACTGTTTAAAATTTACGGGTATTTTAGTCCTGTTTCAGTTTATTCATTTCTCTGTTAAAGCATTTAAAATTTACGGGTATTTTAGTCCTGTTTTGCTTTAACCTGACAAC